TTATCTAATGGAGTTTGTAGAAAACAATGATTAAACTGGATTCTTACGAACTTCAAGAGCACATATCCTACTCAGCATTTACAACTTACCTTACCTGTGGTTATCAGTACTACCTAGGTAGATTACTCAAGGTACCTGAAGAGCCAAGCATTTGGTCAGCAGGTGGGCGAGCATTCCATTACGCAGCAGAGTTGTATGACTATGACAACTAATCCTTTATGGGCTAAGGCTTGGGCTAAAGAAACCGAAGGACTTAACCTAGATACAGCACGCCGTGCTGGACGAGCAACAAAAGAAAATCCCAACAAAGAAGATGCAGTATGGTGGGATACCAATGGTTCCAAGTGGGTAGATAACTACATCTCTTGGCGCAAGAATAATCCTGATTGGAAAATCTGGACAACACCTCAAGGGGCTAAGGCTATTGAATTAGAACTTAACCCTGTAATTGCTGGCGTACCCGTGAAGATGTTTATTGACAGAATTTTTGAGGTTAATGGACAACTTGTGATTGTTGACCTCAAGACATCACGTGCACGACCAACGTCCGACCTTCAACTTGGCTTCTACAAAGTAGGAGTTGAGATGATGCTAGGAGTGAAAGTCAATCTAGGCAACTACTGGATGTCTCGTGAATCGGGGACAGGAGAGATGATTGACCTGAGTAGATATACAACCGACACGCTTGAGTACTTTGTTGATGGCTTTGATAAAGCACGCAAGGCTGGTATATTTCTACCGAACCTACAATCGTGCAATTTCTGTGGACTCACAGCACATTGCCAATTCACAAAGGAAAAGAAATGACAACAGAAAACTGGAAGTTGCAAGTATCAGTTAAGTCTCCTAATGGTGACTTGATTAACATTCGTGCCAACACAGCAGATGAACTTAGCGTAATGCTTGAAGGCATTGCAGACTATTCACATCAGATTGCTGCTACATCTAAGGCGGTTGCTGCTGCTTACACAGTACTCCCTTTAGCGACTGGCGGTTCAACTCAAGACACCGCGCCAGCGCCATCCTTCGTAGCAACCCAGGCGCAGAGTCCTTCCGTAGGGCCAGCAGGGATGTCTACACCGACTTGCGTACACGGAGCACGCATCTTCCGACAGGGAGTGAGCAAGACCAACGGGAAGCCTTACGCATTCTGGGCTTGTCCGACACCACAGGGAACACCAGACCAGTGCAAACCCGTGAACTAATACAAGAAGAAATGATATAAGAATTGGTGGAGGGGTAGTCAGACGGGGAAGGTGATTGCCCCTCTTCCAACTTAAGACAGGAGATGTAGTGAGAACTTTAGTAAGAAGCGTAGGACGACAGGACATAGGCGGTGAACCGCTACCAAGTTGCTTCAAAACATTTGATAACAACAAGATTATATTTCGTAGGTCAGAAGTATCTATGCTCGCAGGTACACCTGGTGTAGGTAAATCAACCCTTGCTATCGCACTAGCGTTGAAGATGAAGGTGCCTTGCCTATACATCTCAGCAGATACCAATGCACACACTATGGCTATGCGCCTAGCATCAATGATTTCTGGTAAGAACCAAACTGATGTTGAGAACCTAATGAATGCTGACCCAGGCTGGACGAAGGCTGTGCTACAAAAGAGTAGCCACATTGTCTGGTCATTTGAATCATCGCCTACCTTGCAGGATATAGATGAAGAAGTCCAAGCATTTGAAGAACTCTGGGGTTGTCCACCAGTTGCTATCTTCGTGGATAACCTAATGGATATTGCCACCGATGGTGGCGAAGAGTTCGCATCTATGCGTGCGATTATGAAGGAGTTGAAGTACCTTGCTCGTGCAACTAACACTGCTATTATTATTTTACATCACACTTCTGAGGCTGTTATGGGTAACCCTTGCCAACCTCGTTCTGCCCTCCAAGGTAAGGTGGCACAACTTCCTGCACTTATCTGCACTCTGGGTGTTGTCGGTACTTCTATGGCTGTCGCTCCTGTAAAGAATAGATATGGGCGTGCCGATGCCAACGCTAACCTCACTTGTTGGCTATCATTTAACCCTGAGTATATGTATATCGAAGACATACCAGAGAATGGATAAGGGATGATAAGAGAAGAAGAAGACGACATCACACAAGAGATGCGTCAATTAGTTATGGTTAAGGTAGCCGAAGAGTTAGTAGTATTCATTAAGAAGATTGAAGAAGCCAAGCCACCTATCACAGATGAGTGGACAGAAGGTGTCAATGTTGGTATGAACTGGGCTATCCGTATTCTGAAGAAGGACAAGAGCGCATACTAAATGTGGACATACTCCTTGAGTTCCACTGAAGAAGCAACTGTAGTTGAGGTTGGATACCAACGACAGAAGCCATACTTCGGTGACCCTACTCGTAATATCAATTACTCTGAGGGAGACTTATGGGAAATGTGGCAACACGTAGTATGTGCGGGGTCAGAGTTAGCATTTGCCCGAATGATTGGCAAGAAAGATTTTGTCCCACACTACAATAAATGGAAGTCTGAACTAGACATACCAGATTTGGGTGAGGTGAGGTATTCCTTCCCCCCGATTAAAGGTCTTCGCTATACCACCAGAGATGATGATGATTTGATTTATATTTTAACTACTGGTGGACTATGCAACAAGGAGAGACGTGTCGGGCCAGACTGGAAAGGTCCAGAGTATGTTGCAGTGGGTTGGATGTATGGCAGGGATTGCAAGAAGGATGAATGGAAGTATAATGAAAAGACTTGGTATGCTCCAATAGAAAGTCTTAATGAAATGGAGACACTACCAAGTGCCATCACAGTCGCGTAAACATAGGGGTTACCGCAGTCAGAAAGTATTGGCTGAGTATTTAGCAGTCAATGGATTCCCTTATGCTGAGAGCACTGGAGCAGGGCGCAGTGGTACAGATATAACTGGCACAATAGGTATTGACTGGGAAGTAAAGGCACGCACAGGATTTAATCCTGCTAGTGCTATCGCACAATTGAAGGAAAGAGATAAAGGATTGTTGGGTCTTGTAGTACTAAGACTTAACGGTCAAGGAGAGAAGTCAGTAGACGATTGGGTTTGCTTACTTAGACTGGAGGATGCGGTGAAACTATTAAGGGATGCAGGATATGGTGATAAAAATTGACAACGACTTGCCTAACATCGCAGATGTCCTCATACACTATGGTGCAAACATACGACAAAGACACGGGCAGGTCAACCTTAAGTGTCCGTTCCATTCAGATACGCACCAGTCGGGTTCAGCAAACCTCGACAAGAATATCTTTATATGCTTTGCCTGTGGGGTTCAAGGTAACTCGTTACAAATTATTTCATCAAGAGAAGGAGTGAACATCCGTGAAGCAAAGCGCATTGCAGAAGGAATTACTGGGGAGAGCAACACACAAGTACGCGGAAAGCATCTCTCTGGCTCAAGACTACCTAGCAAGCAGGGGAATTCCTCTGGAGGTAGCACGTCTGGCTCAATTAGGCGTAGTCGCGGAGCCTGAAGTTGGACACGAAGCAATGCTCGGTAGGTTATCAATCCCTTACATCACTAAGACTGGTGTTGTTGACTTGCGATTTCGTGCACTTAACCCTGCCGTTGAGCCTAAGTATATGGGGTTAACTGGAGCAGAGACAAAGATGTATAACGTGCTGGATGTGGAACGTGCAGGTGATTACATCGGTGTATGTGAAGGTGAGATAGATACACTCACATTATCTTCTGTCATTGGTATCCATTGCGTTGGTGTACCTGGTGCTAATAGTTGGAAGAAACATTACACACGATTGCTGGCAGACTTTGAAAGAGTCTTTGTCTTTGCAGATGGTGACCAACCAGGCACAGAGTTCGCCCGTTCTTTAGCCCGTGAACTACCAGTTACCATCATCCAATTGCCTGATGGGCAGGATGTAAACTCTATCTTTGTGCAAGAAGGTGCTGACTACTTCCATCAGAAGATGGATATGAAGAATGGACTTTGATGCGTTTGAACCACCTGAGTCTTACTGCCACGAGTGTAAGAAACAATTTGATAACTCGTTCGAACTGATAGACCATACGCTAGAAGATGATGAAGAGTTCAACCCGTACTACGTACTACCCAATGGATTCAAACTCTTACTAGGTTCACTGCTAAGGTTTATGTACCACCATAAGGATGAGCCAGATAAGATTGCATTGATTACTCAATCAACATACGTCACGCTATTTGCATCTGAGATGGGTTACGATATGGTAGATGAGTTGGTTGAAGATATGGTAGTCAAGACAGAGTTCCAAAACTTTGAAGAGGAACTGAGGAAACTATTGACAAAGGATGATGATGGAGAAGGCGGAGCGTGAAGAGATATGGCAGATTATAACCCATCTGGTAGACCAAGGGCTGAACGTAAAGAGTTACACGTTGGAGGATTCAACCCTCAACGTGCTGTTGGCAATTCCGATTTTGAGCAAGCGGTCTGGGACACAATGAAAGAACTCGGTGACTTGCTGCTAAGTAAGCACCGTGACTATGGCCCAAAGAATATCTCTGACTCACCAGGCGGTGCCCTCAACGGGCTACGTGTACGTATGCACGACAAGACGGCACGCATCAACAACCTGATTGACAATGGCATACAGGCACAACACGAACCATTGGAGGATTCCTTCAAAGACCTGGCAAACTATGGTATAATTGCCCTGTTAGTATTGCGAGGAAAGTGGGATAGATGAAAGAGCAGGAACTCTTTGATTGGTTAAAGGCAGAGAAGTTCCCCGACTTAGTTCACTCCCCTGAAATGTATGATGGCTTTGATTGCATCTCTGAAGATGCGAAACTATTTATAGAACTTAAATCTAGGCGAACACACTACCCTGAACTGCTGATTGAGAAGATGAAGTATGACTTCCTTCTTGCTGAGTCTGCTAAGTTAGGGCTGTCGCCTTGGTATATTAACCACACACCTGAGGGTATCTGGGCGTTCTCATTACTTGAACTTACAGATATAGAGTGGGCGGATAAGTGGTTGCCATCTACCACAGAGTTTGCCAACAAGAATAACAAGATGAAGTTGGTTGGCTTCATCCACACTGACAAAGGGTTTAAGATTATATGATTGAGTGGGAGCGTATCCAACGCTGGCAATATATTGTTGACTCGGTAACTGCTGAGTACCATAAGAAGTTTGAGATTGAACCAGAAGATATACGTCAAGCCCTGTACCAATGGTTTGTTGAACACCCTGTCAAGTTGGATACGTGGGAAGCAATCGGTGAGAAGGATGCAAAGAACCTTATCTATCGTAGCCTACGCAATCAAGCACTAGATTACTGCCAACATTGGAAGGCTAAGTCTGGTGGCTATGAAACCTCTGACTTGTTTTACTATGAAGCAGATATGGTCGAGGCTTTGTTGCCCTCTGTATTACGTGGAGAATTTGGTGTGACTGCTAAGTTAAATCTTGGCAGACCAGGCCGTCCCTCTGCACCCAATGAGGGTGGCAATCTTATGGCTATGATGATTGAGATTGACTATGCCTTCTGGAAATTACCTAAGGATGACAGGAAGATATTATTCCTACGTCACGCTGAGTCGCTAGACTTTGCCAAGATAGGTGAAGAATTAGATATGGGTACTGAAGATGCTGTGCGTATGAGACACAAGCGTGCCATCAAGAAACTTATCCACAAGGTGGGTGGCTTCAGACCATACAGAGATGACGACTTAGAACCACAGGCTGAAGAAGACAAATAAAAAACCCCCGCCATAGGCGAGGGCTTCTTATTATTGTGAAGTGTTAGTGTCCACCACACTGGCAACAGAACTTGCAACTGTCCTTTATGTATTCACACTGGTCACAGATTCCTTGTCCATAAAACTTGGAACCAATTAGAACCAACTCTTCGCAACACGTACTGCAGATTGTTATAGTCATAGTCTTCATTCTTTTTCTCCTGTCTAGTGAATGAGTAAAACTATTATAGCACAATGGTTTTCATTTGTCAAGTATCGGTGTGTCGCCGTCTAATTCCACTTCACCACTATCAACCCATAAATGTTCTGGATAATCCTTATCCAACTCTGCGTTGTGTAGTTCTACTATCTCTTTCCAACTTTGTATTGTATTCATCTTATCCCCCTGTGCTATAGAAACCAGTGCCAGTAAACTTTACTGCTGGTGCTGACCATACACGACTCATTATATTTTGGCAACAGATTGGTTCTGTGCTGTCACCATACGCCCTCTGTACTTCTTGCGTACCACCACATAGGTTGCACTTGTATTCATATGTAGGCATTACATCTCTCCATCTATAGGTGTAGGTGCTGTGCTGATAGAGCCACAGTCCTTGCACTTCTGTCTTAAATCATACCAACCAACAGTCCTATCATCATCCCACATCACAGTTATCTCGAACATCAGACAACCACAGATACAGGCTAGGGTAGGCTCGCCAGTTAGGTCAAACATTTAATACCAATTTCTACGCTGAGAATGTTTCCACGCCCTGCAAGGTGTGTCATATCTGTACTCAATGTATCGGTATGCCCTGAGTATCTGTACTGCTGGGTCTTTACTCTTCTCCTTCAACATCTGGGCTATGCCAAAGGCACTGCTGCCTTGCTGGTTCTTGGCTAGATGGTCGAATCTACTTTCCTTGGTGAACAATAGGCGGATACACTTGCGTTCACGTACATCCCAACCCCATCCTGCCTTGGCGAACTTCATAGCCAGAGCCTTGTTGCGTTCCTTCTCTTCCATCGTAGCCTTGGTTCTTATCCTCGGCTTGACATCTACATCTACATCTACTGTTACAGTGTGAGTCAATGGTGCAAGACTGGCAAGTAGCACAATACCTATGACTACGAAGACTCTCTTTTTCATACCTTAAGTTTACCAATCTTTCTTCGAACATCACGTCTGTGGCGTACCTCGTGTCGCACTGAGTTGTGATTGGTAGATAGCCCTGCTAATAGGGCACGCTCACCTGTGAGTAGGCCACCCCACACTGAGCCAACACCACCTACGCTGATGACGTTCTCACTTTCTAGCCCTTGTTCTAAACACTGCGCCCTTACGGGACATTGATGGCATATCTCAATGGCTTCTACTGTGCGTAGCACTGTTAGTTGTTGCTCATCCGCATAGACTGAGTTCTCATAGTGCCATAGGTCTGGGTCTGGATGTCCATTACAGGCTCCGTCTTGATGCCAGTTGCGGTTCATCTGTTCCACCAATCCACCAAAATCCTAGTTGTTTTCTTGCGTATGGCTACCAATATCAAGATAACAAAAAATAAAGTGACACTCATTACTCCACTCTCACAATCTTGTGCGCCTCTGCATAATCTATGTCTTCCCACTCTGTAACCTTGCCACTTTGCACTGAGTAAATCCATTCGTCGTACTCTTTGTTGCTCATCTCTGCAAGATTATCTGGTAGTTCTGTGCCCTCTGGTATCGTCACCTCAACACGCCTTGTGCCACTGATGAGATATGTAATCTGAAACTTAGCCATCATTCCCCCTAGTCGTATTTGTAAATCAATTTGTTGTACGCTCCGCACTCCACGCAGGTAAAAATCATCCAGTTGTCGCGGTCTTCCCACTCTTCGTTCTCTGCTCCGCAGATGTAGTCATTGGCTCCGTATGCCTCACACAATAGGACGGACATATTACAGATTACCTTTCATACAATGAGTGAGTGTGCCCCAACAATATCCTTCACCCTCTACCCACCATATATGATTGATGAATTGGTATCCAACCCACAATACTGTGGCCATAGCCATAAGTACTGCTATGAATAGCACCACCTCACCACGCTTTGTTAGTTTCATCTTATGCTCCCGTCATTAGTTTAGTTAGTAGTTCTCTTGCCTTGTCTAGGTTCTCTACTGTCCACACTTCGCCGTCTTTCTCCCGTACTGTCCACGTTATAGTGTCTTCGTCATAGTGGCGAGATACTGTGTACTTACCCATAATGTAGTGCCCTGCTTTGAGTCTAGTCAAGTGCATCTGTCTGCCCGTACCCTTCATCCTTGACTGTAATTCCATACAAGGACACAAGTATTATCGGCATCAATGCTAGGTATAAGTAAATCATTCTAGGCACCCGCAATCTTTGACGGGTATCAAGCAATCACCGCATAGAATCTCATCTGTTAGCACTGTCCCCACGTTTGACTCTCCAATTCTCCTAAGTCAAAATCATCTGCCCATTCTGGGTTAGATATGTCTCTAAAGATAAGTTCATACCCGTCGACAGCGTGCCAAAATAGTGTGGCGTGATAGGACATCCCCTCGTGCGTGATGAGTAACCGACGGGCAAACCCCGTAGACTTCTCGCTAAGTGCTATCACGTCGTAGTCTTGTGTAGTATTCATTCTTCTTCCTCCCCTGGGAATAACGTGTCCCAACAATTAGGGTGAGTGCCAGTGATGAGCAACTCCCGCTCTCCTGCATCCATATCTGGGAATGCCTTTTGGATATTCTCCCCATCTTGCCATCGGATAACCGATGCGCGGTCTAGTGTCTTCACTTCCGACTTACCGCACACGCAACACGGCCTTGTCTTTACTTCTATTGTGCTCATCACTCTGCCTCCCTCTCATATAGGTATCCGCCCATCGCAGACCCTAGATTTGTCCGTATAACTAGCGTGCCGTACATATCCTCATAGACTTCCGCCTTCGGCATATTCTCCTCGACCCACACTTTCAAGTCTTGGATAGTGTCCACCTCCTGTAGTTGCATTACGCGTTCTCCAATTCTTCCTCTAGTTCGGCTATCGCCTCGTTGAAGATGTCGGTATAGTAAAGGTACAAGTCAAGGCTCATAAGGTTATAGATGGTCACTTCCTGCCCCATCCCTAGTTCCTGTGCCCCTCTGTCGTTGTACTCGCTAGGCATTTCCTGCCATTCCTGTACTATCTTGTTGTAATAAATAGGGAGGTAACTATCGATAAATTCTCCCGAGTTGTCGCGGATATCGTCGAGAGTATCCCCGTCCCTTACGTATCCTCGCGCTTCGTCTTTCATTTGTTCTCTGATTTGGTAACTCATTACATCCCCTCCTTTGGTAGATTCTTTAGTATTACGGCGAGAGAGTCAAGTCTCCCCTGCCAATATGCGTCCCCGATATTCTCGCGCATCTTCTCGAATATAAACTCGGCTTCCTTCTCTATAAACTCTCTCATTCTTCTTCCCCTCCCATATCTTCCCCCGCACAATATCCGCAGACCTTCTGCGGGATACCCTTAACGTAGTGAACGAAATTCTTTCCGCAATCGGTGCAGAATAAACTCTGGGGCGTTAGCCAATATCCGTTCATTACATCACCCCCTGAACTACCCTGTAAGACATTCCAAAATTGTGTGTAGCGATGTCTCCGTCAATCTGCCAATCGCTGGCCTTGTCGTAATCTAGCCAAGACCCGTTGCCTTCTGCGTCCATTAGATAGACCCCTGTCGTGTTGTATTTTGCAATACGGCGCACTTGGCCGACATAGAATGCCGCACTCCCCGTGCCACCCCCTGCAATTGCTAAAGTTTCTAGGCGCGTGCCTTCTTCTTGTAAAACTCGCTTGAATTCTGCGTGTGACTTCATCAGATGTCCTCACAATCGTGGCCATATGCCCATTCATTGGCATCATTGGTGTCTAGTAGGTCAAATACCCGTGAGCATTCGACACACTTAGCCTTCGTTGATATTTTCATTTTCTAGTCTCCCGTCTAGGTCTTGCCGATACGTCGCGCCTTGCTCCGTATCTAGTGCCCTAATCGTCTCTCGCAGACGTCGCCCCCGTCAAGGGTTTAGGGCGGTGAGTTACCTCACACTTTCGCTTGTCTTGCGTACTCCGCTATTCCCGCCATCGCTTGCGCCCTTGTCTTAAATACGGGGCGGTTTACGTCGTAAAGAATCTTTCCTTCGTCGTCGTGTCTAGCGAATGACCAAAACCCGCACATTTGGCCAATCCACCAAATCTCGCCTTCGCAATATGTCGCCCAATCTATGCCGTTCGCGTGTTTAAAGTATTGACTCATTATTCCCCCCGTCCTTGATGTTTTGCGCTAGTTCGTAGATATTGCAGAGAGTTCCCGCTATAATTAGGGCGGTGATACCGCCTAGGATTGCATAGAGTAGGGTCGTCATTATCGGCTCACCTTCTCACCTTCGTGAAGTCTGCCATAACATTGGCAAGCCATCGCGTCGGGGTGACCGCATCGGACATATACCCCGTCGCGGTACCACGCTTGAACATCGTAATCGAAACCATCTCGCGCCGTGTTGGTAGATGTTCTCATTACTTCACCCCGCAAGCGGTGAGGAATGTCTCACGATTGAAGCGGTCATTGGTAGTTGCTAGGGCATCGGCTAGTTCTTCCGCCACTAGGCTTAGGCTCACCACATCTTCCCCGCCATTGGTAAAGTCTGCCGATAGCCTTGCAATCACATCGGCTATGAGTTGAAAGTCCTTGCGTGTCATATCTTCTCCCGTTCTTATGTGCCTTGGGGTGATTCCCTTGGCTACAGATAGAACATTACAGGGGGCAGATATGCGTGTCAATAGATAATCGTGTGATGTCGGTCACACTTGCGGAACCAGGGAACTTCCTCACATTGGCCTAGAAATTGCATTTATATATGGGCAGATATACCCCGACATATGGGCGATGTAATGGCGGGATGGGATAGTCACGCAACATCCATTTAAGATACACATATGTATCGTAATTCATTTATATGTTACCAATGAGTAGGAATTTAATACTCTACCCCTCAGGGTGAGGTATATGGTTGGACACGCACTAGGCTAAGTGTCTAAGTCTCAACGTCTACCTTAGGGTTAGACATTTTGACCCAGGGTGTTTAACTATCTGGCCAGTACAATACTGTACTGTCCCATCATAATTTTCTGTTATATTAGGGGTCATATATACTCTGAACAGCACTTTTGCCCCAGAGGGCAACTATTTATAAAATATATCCCAAACCGATGTTCGGTTTTGGGGTATTGAACGGGTTATCTTATATAGAAGAATTTACTTCTTCAGTAGTTCTAAACGAACTCGCTTCGTTTGGGACTACGCTCGTTCGTTATATATAATATATAAATATATAACCTACTTCGTAGGAAGTGCGCCAGAGTTATGCCGTTATTTTAGAGGCGTGATAGGTGTTATATTTACCCTCTCCAGAGGGCGACTGGATGGGATATTATGGGACGCAAAGCAGGTAAGCAAGACCTCTCCAAGATAGAAGCCCAGGAACGGGTACTCCTCCAACTGGAGCAGGGAAACACCATCACTGGTGCTATGGCTACCGTCAACCGTAATGACACAACTTTTAGACAATGGGTGATGCAATCACCTGAGTTCAAGGAACGCTCCGAGAAAGCCCGACTTGTGGGCAAAGGGGTTAAGGCAGACCTTAAGGACATTAAGGAAATTGCCTTCCCCGACTTCTGTGAGCAGTTCCTAGACTCACCCCTCTTTGACCATCACCTTGACTGGTATGACATTATCGAAGGCCGCGAGCCAAGATGGATGCACCCGTCTATGACCTACGAGCCTGGCGCCCTTAATCGTATCCTGATTAACGTACCTCCTGAGCACGCCAAGTCTACGGTCATCACGACCAACTATGTCGTCCACAAGATTGTTACCAACCCGAATGCTAGAGTCATCATCGTCTCTAAGACTCAGGGTATGGCTCGTAAGTTTCTGGGAGCCATCAAGACTAGACTCTCACACCCAGCCTACACAAAGTTACAGGTGGCCTTTGGCCCTAACGGTGGCTACAAGGCAGATGCAACCCAATGGTCTGCCGATATGATTTACCTAGGTACTGGTAGAGACTCAGGCGAAAAGGACCCAACGGTCCAAGCCCTAGGATTTGGTTCCCAGATTTACGGTGCTCGTGCCGACCTGATTATCCTTGATGACGTTGTGATGGGTTCCAACGCTCACGAGTGGGAAAAGCAACTTGAGTGGATTCAGAAGGAAGTTATCACCCGTCTGGGTCGTCACGGCAAGTTGGTTATCGTAGGTACCCGAATCTCTGCCGTAGACCTCTACAAGATGATTCGTGACCCAGGGCAGTGGTCGGGCGGCAAATCCCCCTTCACTTACTTCTCACAACCAGCAGTACTAGAGTTTGACGAAAAGCCTGAGAACTGGAAAACACTTTGGCCTAAGTCTAATATGCAAGAAAACGAAATTGATGGGGCGGATGAAAATGGACTTTTTCCCAAGTGGGACGGACCTTCTCTCTTTACGAGACGCTCTGAGGTCGCACCGTCAGTTTGGGCTATGGTCTACCAGCAAGAGGACGTCCAAGAAGATTCCATCTTCTCACCAACCTGCGTCGCAGGAAGTGTCAATGGAATGCGAAAGCGTGGGCCACTCAAGGCAGGGGTTCCTGGACACCCTAAGCACACTGACTCTACGTATACGGTAATCGGACTTGACCCTGCTATGGCAGGTGCTACAGGCGCGGTAGTTATTACATACAACCGAACCGATGGCAAAATTTATGTTTTAGATGCAGTCAATATGACAGAACCTACACCCCAGAAGATTCAAGATTTAATTGAAGAATGGGTGGATAAGTACCGTCCTCAAGAACTGCGTATCGAAATCAACGCCCACCAGAAGGCTTACGCCCTGGATGAGAACTTAAGAAACTTTCTAGCCCAGTATGGCTGCCAGTTAAACTCACACTTTACTGGTAAGAACAAGTGGGACACATCTTTTGGTGTGGCATCTATGGCAAGCCTATTTGGTAACACCAGAGATGGACGCTTCCAGGATAACAACTTGATTGAACTACCAAGCAACGAAGGCTCTGAAGGCTTGAAGACCTTGGTACAGCAGTTGATTACCTGGAAACCAGAAACACGAAACCCCACAGATACTGTGATGGCTCTATGGTTTGCGGTAATCCGCGTCAGAGAGTTGATGCAACAAAGCACTAGAGTCGGTCAGTACCAAACAAACCGATGGGCTACACGAGCGCAGATGGCTGGTCGTGGCTCACTGAATTTAGATGAAGCGTTTGCCTCACAATGGGCAGACCAATACGGTTAGGATAGCAAAATGCCAAAAATCAATGGAAAGTCTATAGACCCAAAGGCTTATGCGGCACGTATGACACAAGCCAAAAAGAAGGTTGCGTCTATTGACCCTGCTATAAAAGCAAAATTACAAGAGTTTTACCCTGATATTTCTAGTAAAGACATTGTTGACAATATTCTTGGAACACGCGATAACACTGGTCTTGCAAATAAAATGAAAACCATAAAGAAACTTTCTCCTAAATCTAAATAATTTTTCCCTTTAATCGTTAGGATAACAATGGCACTATCAATGGAACAGGTTGCAGCGCGAGTCCTGTCTATGCGCTACCGCAACAATGAGCGCGATGCTCGCAACCTTGACGTGCTTGCTGTCCGTAAAGGAAAGATTTCTGAAGTCTACCCTGACTTCTTCCCCGACGGCGTAGATGCAAACGTAGTAGCAAACTTTATTGACATTGTGGCACGTGACCTCTCTGAGGTTATGGCACCACTACCAGCAGTCAATTGTTCTGCTGCAAACCAGGTATCAGATAAGGCACGTCAGTTCGCAGACAAGCGTACTCGTATTGCCTCTAACTACTTCAATCACTCAGACCTAGCAGTACAAATGTACTCAGGCGCTGACTGGTACCTCACCTACGGTTTCGTCCCATTCATCATTGAATTAGACGAAGAATCAAAGATGCCACGTATCCGCATAGAAAATCCGATTGGGGCTTACCCAGAGTTTGACCGCTATGGACGTTGCGTTGCATTTGCTAAGCGATATGTAATGACACTTGGCGAACTTGTTTCACAATTCCCTGAGTTCGAAAGAGAACTTCTTGGTGGCTACGGCTACGAGCAGGACCTCAATGCTCAGGTTGAAATGATTCGCTATTACGACAAAGACCAGTCAATCATCTTCATCCCATCAAAGGGCAACTTAGTTCTTTCTAAGGCTAACAACCCACTTGGTAAGATGATGATTGTTGTCGCACGTAAGCCATCTATTGACGGTGAACTTCGTGGACAATTTGATGACGTCCTTGGCATCCAGTTACTACGTAACCGCTTTGCACTTCTTGCTATGGAAGCAGCAGAGAAATCTGTTCAGTCTCCAATCGTACTTCCTAACGATGTTCAGGAACTACAACTTGGTGGAGACGCTGTTATCCGTACAGCAAACCCAGCAGGTGTACGCCGCGTGGAACTTAACATTCCAGCAGGAGCATTCACTGAGCAAGAAATACTCAATCAAGAATTGCGTGTCGGTACACGCTATCCAGAATCGCGTACTGGAAACATTGATGCCTCTATCGTCACGGGACAAGGCGTACAGGCACTTATGGGTGCATTCGATACCCAAGTTAAGTCTGCTCAAGCAATCTTTGCTGCAGCCCTACGCGATGTTATTAGCCTCTGCTTTGAGGTAGATGAAGTAATCTATCCAGAAGAAAAGACCATTCGTGGTGTTGACTCTGGTTCACCTTACGAAATTACATACCGACCAGGCAGAGACATCAAGAACGATTACTCAGCAGATGTTCGTTATGGAATGCTCGCTGGTCTTAACCCTGCACAGGGTCTTATCTTTATGCTACAGGCTTTAGGTGGCGGTCTTATCTCCAAGGATATGGCTATGCGTGAACTACCATTCACAGTTAACGTCACACAAGAACTAGAAAAGATTGAAATTGAACAGATGCGTTCTTCGCTTCTTGGTTCACTTACAGCCTTCTCACAGGCTATTCCACAAATGGCAACTCAGGGACAAGATGCTTCAGAGGTGGTCCGTAAAATTGCTGCGGTTATCAAGGCTCGTCAAAAAGGTGTCGCATTAGAAGATGCCATTGAAGCCACATTCGCTCCGCAGCAACAAGTTCCTCCTGCTGGGGCACCACAAATGGTTGAGCAACCGTCCCCTGCTCCCGAAGGCGTTCCAGCAGGAGGCGCTCCTACCGAACAAGGTGGGGCACCAATAGAAGCACCACAGGCAGCACCAGATATTCAAACAATCCTCTCAAGCCTTTCAGCATCAGGTGCTGCAAACGCAAGAGCAGTAACAAGAGGGTAGTAAAGGCTGGGGACAATGACAACAATTATAGGACTACAGTACGAAAAAGATTGTGTTCTGGTTGCAGATAGCCAAACTACAGATGACAGTGGAAAGATTTTTACTCATCCAGATGTCAAGAAGATTTCAGAACGAGGGCAATTTTTAATTGCTGGCTCAGGCGAGGTTTTACCTTGCGATGTAGCACAACATATATGGGAACCTCCAGTTCCTACCAAGCAAGATAAGCAAGACCTTTATCACTTTATGATTGCCAAGGTAATGCCTTCACTACGTAAGTGTCTATCATCAAATGGTTTTAACTTTGATGAACCTAAGACAGAGCAACGCTTTCAGTTTCTGATTGCAGTGTGTGGAGAAATCTTTGACATTGATGATGACCTATCGGTCAGTCGAAACGCTGATGGAGTTTACGCAACAGGTTCTGGTGCAGCATATGCAATAGGAGCACTACACGCTGGTGCAGATGCTTACGAAGCAATGGAGATAGCAGCAAAGGTTTCAGCCTTTACCGCCCCACCGTATCAATCAAAAATACAATTTAAGCACACTAAGTAGGGAGAAATAAATGGCAGAAAATAGAGGCGGAATGCGTCCAACAGCACCGCAGAATAACCCTGCCAACGTTTCAGCAACTGGTGGCGATGGTCAGGCTGGTACTCAGGCTGCTCGCTATATCCCTGGAATGGCTTATGGCCAAGGACAGGAAACAATGCAGCAACAGCAGAGTGCACCTATGGCAGGTACACCACGTCGTGGGGCAGCCAAAGAAATGCCTATGGACATTCCTGGTATGCCAGCAATTACACCTCTCACAGCCCCTACGGAGCGCCCAGATGAACCAATCACAAGTGGCGTTGACTTCGGCCCTGGTGCTGGTTCTGAGGCCCTTAACCTACCTCGTGAGCGTTCTCTTTCAGAGATTCTTGCATCAATGATTGATATGGACCCAACTGGAGAAGTTCAGGAACTATACAACTTTGTTGCATCACGAGGTCTTTAATGATTAAAAAACCATTAAATAAAATCGCAGAGGTATCTCCTGGTTTAGCAACTGCGGCGGCGCAAGCAAACCTATCACCACAGGAAAAAGCAAATATGGCTGCTTTTACTGAATTAAGAAAGACCCACGAATACTTAACAACCTTGCCACAGAATGAGGCTTATCGTTCTTTTAATGCTCTTCCAACAGAGTATCGTGATGCCTTGAATTATGTCTTTGACCCTAAGTATCAAGAAGAAGATAAGGGTTTTTTCAAGAACTTTATTGGTGGGGCAAAGTCTTCCCTTTGGTATTCTACATCTACCGTAATTGATTTTGGAAAACAAATCATCGGTATGGAAACTGGACGAGATAAAAAAGTTTCTCTAGGCGATGTAGGTTCTTCTCTTAGTGGTGTATCTCCTATCATTGGCGCAATTAAGGGAACCTATGCTGGCGCACAGAAAAGCGGTATAACTACCGCAGTCGGTAGCGCCTTAGAAACAGCATTGCGTCCACAGATTAAAACAATTAAGCAGCCATATACTGCACAAAAACTCGCTGAAATTGAAGGCGAAGGAACTTATGGAACATACGGTAAATTTATTTACGAAGGTTTCAAAGAACTTCTTCCTGGTGGCAGAGATGCTCTTCCAACAGACAACTCTAAAACCTGGAAGAAATATTGGGAACAGGCTGCTGACCAAGAAAATGTATTCGATAGATTTGAAGTGGAAAAAGTTGATAAGTCAACTACCCCAGAAATGGCATTCCTTGGTAAAATTCTTGCTAAGAAGGGCAACTTCTTCGACTACTGGGAAGAAATCCTTGCTGACCCAAAAAAATTAGATATTGTTAATCGCTACTCATCTGGAAAACCAGAAGACAAGCAACTAGCCGAGGAACTCGGAAAGATTGTTACGCAGTACTCTAATGCAAAAATCTCTCCAGGACGTGACTTAACACGTATGCTTTTTGGTATGTTTCCATTTGATGCAGAAAAAGCAATTGCTGGCGATGGAGTCGCGCAGGGATTCTTTAGTGCAATCTCTGGAACAGTTGACGCTACAGTCACATTTGTTTTTGACCCAGTTATTGTTGGTGGCAAAGTAAAGCGTTCTACAGACGCAGCACGCTTTGGCCTCATCAAAATGGGCGAAGACCCACGCAACCTTGAAAAGGCTTGGAAGAATCGCAATGTTCGCAAGTATTGGGACAACCTTGGTAACCTATTTCAGAAGTATCAGTCTGGCACAATCGCACAAAAGGCAGATGTCCTTACTCGAATCACTGAAAGATTTCCTGAAATTAGTACAGATGTTGCACTCTATATGGCACCGAATATCAAGGATGCAGATACTGCACTTAAGTTCTTTGTAAGCGGTGACATTGTTAACGATATGATGCGCGGCAATGCTGGCATCCGTCGCACACCTTTAATCCCACGTTATTCTGTGTCTCGTTCAATTAAAGATTGGACAAAGGATGCAGTTGGTAAGGGTATCGGAATTGAACGCTACCGCGTTGGAGAACTGCCAGAAACTATTGCAGACATTGCAAGAGTCATTGAAGAAGGTCCAAATGTTTGGGCAGAAAAACTTGGCTTTATAGAAGATACTCGTGTCCTTGCAGGTCGCGCTGGTATATCAGAAAAGTTCAAAGGTTTTGTTGCTAAAGACAGAAGTGTAGATGCAATCCTGGATAGGGCTATATCTCGCCAACTTTCTATCTCTCCAAAACTTGACAGAATGATTTCTCTTGATGATGCCTCAAGCGCCGACCAGGTTTATCGTCTCGCTCGTACAGTAATTGACAAGCACAACGCTTCGGTATTCCGCATTGCTTGGATTGGTGCTACAGAGGGCGAACGCCTTCTTATGTATAAGGGCTTACTCAAGACTATGGGCGTTGGTATGGGCTTTGACCTTACCGAAAATGGTCGTAAGTTCCTAGATAACATTGATGTAATGAGCAAGGAACTTTACTCAGTCAATCAGTCAGCGCTTAACCTTGACGAGTTTACTCGTATCTTGCGTACTACTACAGCAGGTGACATCGCAGCACCTGAAGGTATTCGTAAGATTGTAGACCAGGTTACAGAAACAGCAGGTGCTGAAGGAATCGCATCACGTCTTGCAGCCTCTACTGGTGCAGAAATGCGCGAGATGATTGCAGACATCAAAGAAATTAAAGATGTCAAGAAGGGTCTTCTTGGTCGCAAAAAAGCAGGGGTCACTCCTGAAGAAGCAGCAACAATTGATTCTGTTGTTAAAGAACTTGACAAGTCACTTGCAATTATGGGTGGTATGCTATATAAGACTAAGATGGCTAAGAAAGAAATTAAAGCCGTCCTTGAAGATGTGCGCCCAGTAGAACTAGAAGTTTTTAACGCAGCAGAACTTGATGGAGCACAGTACGCTGTGCGTGCCTACCAGTTGTCAAACAAGCGATATATGCCAAACCTTGTTGACCTTCGCCGTTTTGAACTTAAAGGAAACATTTTTTCTTCTATTACTGGAAGAGTCGGTGAGTCAGTTATTTCGCAAAAGACTGTGGATGTTTGGTCATTCCTTAACCTTTACCCACGTCTAGGACTTCGTACCTCTATTGAAGAGGTCGGTACATATGGACTTATAAATGGACTTAATGGAGTTTCAGAATACATTTCTGGTCGCTTGATTTCTCAACAGATTCGCAAGGCGACTCTTCCTGGTGGAAAGAAAACCATCATAGGTCAAAGAGAAGTAGAGTTTAGCCCACTCGGACTTATCTCACGTCAAGTATACAAAGTTATGAAGACTATGTATACACGTGAAGAACTTATTAAGTTCGCAGATGACCCTGAGGCAATGGCTATTGCTGTAGGCAGGGCTGTCCTTAACGACAGATTTAAGCCAGAATTTCTACGTACAGCCAAAGGTGCACGTATTGCTGAATACGCAGAGGACTTTGTTCGTAACAATGGACAAGTTGTTACTGACGAAATCAACGGCGCAGCCACACGTGCTGAGTTTAAGTTAGATGTCGCCGAGCAAACAGCCAGCAGTCTACGCCAGTATGGACCATCTCTAACAGAGAACCCACAAATTGTTGAAATGCTCAAAGACCAAAAACTACAATCTGTGTTTTCACAGATTCGTTATGACCGTCCAGAGTATCTTCTTAACTGGTATCTTGACCTACAGAATACTATTGGCAAAAAGAACATCTTTGGTCAAATTGTATTTACAAACATCGCTCGCAAAGAGGAAGATGTTATTGAAACTTTGGTAAAGTTTATCGAAGGCAAGGGAAATAAACTTGCTAAACGATTTGCTTTATACAATGCACTAGGTGCCGATGGATTTGCCAAGCGTATTTATGTGGATTCAACTAATGCTCTGCGTGATTACTCTGGTCGCTTAAATACTAAATTGATTGAAGAGATTAAAGTCAGTGGAGGTATCTCCAGTTTTGACTTTTCCCAGTTGGCTAAATACGAAGAAGGCTTCGATAAGCCAAAAATGATTCTTGGTCGTGAACTTATTCCTTACCAAGCAGGTGAGGAACCACAGTTTATTGACCGAGTAATGAAAAATGGTTATGCTTGGATTGGTCGCCAGATTGCACTACTAGACCGTGAGCCTATTCTTTACGGAAACTATGTAATGTATCGTGAGCAGTTGCTCAAGCGTCAACAAAATCTTATCGAATCATTTACTGGTGATGGCATAAGCCGTGAGGCAGCAGAACTTCTTGTAAAGAACCAGGTACACGAAGAGGCTCTTACTCTAGCCCGTATGCGTACACTATCTTTTGTAGATAACTCAGATGTTCGCACAAACCTTGCGTTTAATGTACGCAACTTTGGTCGCTACTATCGCGCTACAGAAGACTTCTGGCGTCGTGCTAGTCGTATTGCAAAGTACGAGCCTATGGCCATCCAGCGCCTTGCTATCTTGAACCAAACTTTCCAGCATTCTGGATTTGTTCACAAGGATTCACGAGGACAACTCTACTTTACCTACCCAGGTGATGATGTTCTTAACACGATTATGAACAATTCATTATTTGAGCGACTTGGATTCCCAACATATAACCCGTTGCCAGTCAACTTCGGTGGATATGTAAAGATGCTTACACCATCTCTTGACCCAGAATCTGCAGCACCACGTATTGGTGGACCACTGGTTAGCGTTCCTTTAATTATGTTACAAAATCTCCCTATTATTGGAGATTGGATTAAAGATGTAGAACCTATTCTTACTGGCGGTAGAAAAGACCAAGCATTCTGGCGCAAGGTTGCACCAATTAACGTACAGCGTATGATTGATATTGTTGGTAGCAACGAACTTCTTACAGAACAAAAAGCATCTGCTGCAGTTCAGGCTATGCGTCTAGGTATTTCACTAGGTAAAGGTCCTAAAGAGGGTGCAGATATAAACCCATTCTTGGATTTTGCAATGAAGCAAGCGATGAACATTATGGTTCTTCGTTTTGGTCTTGGCCTTATGGCACCTGCCTCTGTGCAAGTGTTCGCCAACAAAGATGTTCCTAAGGAAATGATTAACGCTGGAGCCTTTAGTTGGGACTCAGAGTTCATCAAACTACTTGAGACTTTTGCTGGTGACCCAGAGGCATACAGCAAGGCTTATATGCGCTTCGTGCAGTTCTATCCAGACAAGGCTGTATACGCTGTATCCAAGACAGACACTGGTACGGAAGCATCTTTTCAGAAGACCTTAGAAGCAGCAGACTTTGTTCGCAATAACAAAGAATTGGTACTTAACAACAAGCAAGCAGCAGCATTCTTTGTTCCTGTTAATGGTACAAATGACCTGGCTGCCTACTCCTATCTTAAGTCTGAGGGCTTTATTAAGAATAAGGACTTAGAAGACTTCCTACGCCAGGCTTCTGTAGCATCTGGAAGACAGAAGTACACAATTCGCAAAGAGTTCTATGATGACGCAATCAGTAATTCTGACAGCGTTCAAGGTAGAAAAGACTTGCGTAATCAGTGGGATATTGAAAAGAATGCTTTTATGAAGCAGTACCCATTACTGGCTGCAGAACTTGGCAACGTCAAGGCTTACAAGGCTTTGAAAGAAGAAGCACTTAATGACTTGCGTAACGTTGTTTACGATGGTAGGTCACCAGACAAGGCTCTAGGTGAGACCTTTGCAACAATGATTTATAAGTACGACGAATACCAGGCTGGCATTGACGCAATCCAGGGTACTTCTCAGTCTGATGCGGACCGCAAGAGAATGATGAAGGACGATATACGCGAGTTCCTAAAAGTTACAGCAGGGGAAAACCCTAACGCTGTATCCCTTTACTGGAGCCTATTTGATGGTTTGATTGGAGAATAAAATGGCAGAGGACAAAGACAACGACGGCTTTAAGGTACCTACCAAAGCAGGGGAAGTAATTCCTAGTATTGTTCTTGATGCAGACGATAACGACCCTAAGGTTGGAAGCACTGCAGCAACTGCGATTGAAAATCCTGATACTCCAGGTGGCGACCCTGGACTTGAAGCAATCTCTGGTTATGCAATCTATGATGATAAGGGTGCGATTACATACGCAGATAACTTAACAGAGTTAGGTATTTATCTTAATGGTCTTGGCGCAGCCAAAATTAAAAGCCTTAAGCAAAAGTATTCTGCTGCTGGGCTTTATGATGGGCCAGTAAACGGAACACTTGGAACATCAGATAGAATTATCGGCTTAGTTGCTAACGCCCTTACCTACCAACAGGTTGCTAAAACCACACTTAATCTTGATGGAGCAGTTAGTCAGGCTATTAAAGTAGATGTTGATACAGGAGCCGCTGGAACGGCAGGACGCACTAGCGGTTCTATGACAGCAAGACCATCGGCTGCGGCTGAGATGCAGGACACATTCAGAACTATGCTAGGCGAGCCAGCACCTAAAAGTGCTGTAGATGCCTACTACAAGGAACTTAATGCTCTTGAATTATCACGCATCAGCAAGGCAAGAAACATTAAAGGCGTGGATGTAACTACTAAAGGTGTTACTGAGCAGGAGCGTATTGACCTACTCAACAAGTATGTTAATCAATATGCCAACGTTCGTATCGCAGCAGCAGATGCAGGTGACCCTGTAGCCCAGGTAAACCTAGGCAAGGGTCAGTTTGGTATTGCTTATACAACACTTAAGAATGCTTACTTTGAGAATGGCATCCCTATTTCTCAGGCAACTCTTAATAAGCAGGTATTGGAATCAGCATCTAACACTGACCGCCTCAAGGCTAATATGAACTTAATTAACCTACAGGCAAAGACTATCTTTCCAGCCCTTACTGACAAGATTGATGCTGGATATACAGTAAAGCAATTACTTAGCCCATACCTTCAATCACGTGCAAACATCCTTGAAGAGGATGCAGACACTATTGATATTAAAGAACTCAAGGATATAGCAAAAGACCCAAAGGGTCTAATGAATCTTTATGACTATGAAGTATCCCTGCGCCAAAATCCGAAGTGGCGCTTTACTAAGAATGCTCAGGACTCAATGGCTAGAGTAGCCAGCAAGTTAGCCCAGACATTCGGTTTGGCAGGATAATGGCACTAACAAAAGCAGAGTGGGCACGTTCTCAAGAGAGACTGCCACGAGAGGATAGAACCTCATACGAAGATTACTTGCTATATACTGGTCAATCAGCCCCAGCAAGCACTGCTGCTCCTCAAGGTCGTGCAGCAAATGATTATCTAGGCTTAGGACCGCTTGGCGGTCTAGGTGCTGGTGTAGTTGCAGGTGTCAATCCTCCAGCAAATGCACCCGCTCCTGAACCTCTGGCAGCAAGCGACTATTTAAGATTAGGACCACTAGGTGGCCTTGGTGCAGGAGCCGTTGCTGGTGTCACTGGCGCTAGTACAACTGGTACAACTGGTACAAAAACTGGTGGCACAGGTGGTGCAGGTAACCCACCCAACCCACTCAACACTGGTGGTTTAACAACAACCCAAGTTGATTCAGTTGCTGCAATTAAAGCACTTCTTTCCTCATATGGTATCGGTGACTTAGGTGATGCAGTAGCAAATGCTGTAATCAAGGGTTACTCAGAAGACACAATTGATTTGATTATGCAAGACCCTAATAGCAATGACCCACTAGCGGTTGCATTTCAAAAAAGATTCTCTGCAAATAAAGCACGTGCTGCAGCAGGTAAGTCAGTACTTAGCCCAGGTGCATACCTTGCTTTGGAAAGACAGTACACCGAAACAATGCGTTCATATGGTGTAGCAGGACTTGCTTCACGAGATACACTCAGCAGTTTTATTTCTAATGATATATCTCCAACAGAGGTATCTGACAGAGTTGGCCTTGCCGTAAAACGTGTCCAGAATGCTGACCCAGATACAAAGAAAGCCTTGGCGGAATACTATCCAATGCTTAATCAGACAGATATTGTTGCCTCATTCCTTAACCCTAAGGATGGTTTACCAGCGCTTCAGCGCAAGATAACAATGGCTGAAATTGGTGGAGCAGGGCTTGTCCAGAATATGAAGGTAGCGCAATCAACTGCTGCAGACCTTGCAGACTTTGGAGTAACCCAGGAAGAAGCACGTAAGGGATATGCAACTATTGCAGAAATTACACCTCGTGCAGAATTTCTTTCACAGATTTCACAAGGACCAGATTACGGTCAGGCTCAAGCAGAGGCGGAAGTATTTAAGGGAACAGCCTCAGCAAAGCGTGCACGTGAATCACTTACCTCTATTGAGCAAGCACGATTCCAAGGCTCAGCAGGAACAACTAAAGGCAGCCTAGGAAAGTCACGCCAAGGCTCCTTCTAAATAGAATCCTGAACGGACCCATCGGCCCCGTTTAGCGTACTAGACCGATAGCAAGAGCCAGACCATTCCCCCGACTGGAACCTGAGGCTTGCGACTACTACAAATAGAAGGGTGGAAAGTTGCTATGAGCAACAACTACTGGGATGAAGAAGACGATGACTTGGACACAGAAGTCACTGGCAATATGGATGGAAGCGACCTCTTAAAGAAGTTGCGGAAAGCCAAGCGTAATGATGAGAAACGAATCAAGGAACTCACAGACCAATTGGATTCATTATCCAAGGTTCAACGTGAGAGAACCGTCAAGGAAGTCCTAGAAAAGAAGGGTGTCAATCCTAAGGCTGTACGTCTAATCCTCAAGGACATAGATGATGTTAACGAAGAGTCAGTGAATAACTGGCTCGACGAAAACGGAGACTTGTTCGGATTAACTAAAGCAGAGGAAGCCCCTAAAGTAAACGAGATGGACCGCGCTGCATTACGTCAGCAGGACGTCGTTACACAGGGTGCATACACACCTGACCGAGCAGAAGACTTAAACCTACGCCTCGACAATGCTGAATCAGCAGAAGAGATTTTGAGTTTGCTTCGCTCACAAGAATAACTAATCATAGTTTCTAACTACAAAAGGAAATATACCTAATGTCAAACGCATACACAGGAACAGGGTCCTCCTCTCTTGGAGGTACCGCTGGCGGTGCTGGTTTAGTACAGAAGGCTTATGACCGACTTCTTGAGTTCGCACTTCGTAGCGAGCCACTTATTCGTTCAGTAGCCGACAAGCGCCCAGCACGTCAAGCAATCCCAGGTTCAACAGTAGTTCTACAGCGCTACGTTGACCTTAGCATTAACACGACACCTCTTACAGAGGATACTGACCCAGATTCAGTAGCAATGTCAACACCAACATCAGTTACTATTACTCTTGCAGAGTACGGTAACTCAGTTCTAGTAACTCGTGCACTTGAGTTGTTCTCACTTGCAGATGTAGACCCAGCAATTGCTAACATCATTGCATACAACCTCGCAGATTCAATTGATTCTGTTGCTATGACAACCCTACGCGGTGGCTCAAACGTCATCTACTCAGGTTCAACAGCAACATCAACAGCAACAGTTACTGCTGCTGCAACAATCTCATCTGCAAACCTTCGTCGCGCAGTTGCAAAACTCCGCGCTAACAAGGCTACAGGTCGCAAGGGTTCACTCTACTGGGCTGGTATCCACCCAGAAGTTTCACACGACCTCCGCGCTGAGACAGGTTCAGCAGGATGGCTTCTTCCTAACCAGTACGGTTCATCACAGGACCGCATCTGGGCTGGAGAAATCGGACAATACGAGGGTGCATACTTCGTTGAGTCTCCACGTCTCTACTCAGCAACAGACGGTCTTTCATCTGCAAAGGTGTACCGCACAATCGTTGCAGGACAGCAAGCAATGGCAGAAGCCGTTGCAGAAGAGCCACACGTAGTCATCGGACCAGTAGTTGACAAGTTGATGCGTCACCGCCCAATGGGTTGGTACGGCGTACTTGGATTTGCTCGCTACCGCGAAGAGGCACTCTTCCGCATTGAGTCAGGTTCATCAATCGCTTAGTTGATTGACGGGTGGGGCTAGGGAAACCTAGCCTCATCAGTAAGTTCATTAAGGAGAACTATGCCAACGTACACATTCAGACCACCAACGGTGGAAGAAGGACCTGCAGGTGGACATCGCCTGTTCTTGTTCTACAAGTTAAAGCGTGGCATTACTGTTGTCAAAGATGGCGCCACTTGGTCACAGATACGCTATGCAGTAGATGAAGACCTCAATGAATATGATGTTGTTTATCGTGGTGGCTATAACCACTCGGTAAGCGAGGCAACCAAGACTGAATTGATTGCTGCTAATATCGGAGTTACAGAAGAAAACTTCACAGTACAGTAGGGGACAATATGAATTTACACCAGAAACAGAAACATCCTGAGTACGTAGAGGGTTGCTTTGGTTGCAAAGTAGGAACTCTTGAACTAGGAACTGGTGATGCAACTAGAGACGTTTCCGACAAGAAATGGACTTCTGAGTTGCAGTCATACCGAGATGCAAGAAGTCAAGGTATACAGCCAGCGGGTACTACACGTGCCCACGTAGAAGCAGCATATGAAGCGTCAGTAACATTGGGTAAGCCATACGATGCAAACACAATGCCAAAGACAAAAAATATAAACAATAAGACAACCGAAGCACTCAAACATATAGGAGCAATCTAATGCCAATGGTAGGAATGAAGAAGTTCCCTTACACCGCAAAGGGTGAAATGGATGCCAAGATGGAAGCCAAGAAGACTGGCAAGGCGATGAAGAAGAAGAAGTCTGTTAAGAAAAAGGCGAAGAAGAAGTAATGCCAGGTATGATGAAGAAGGCTACACCTACACGTAAGCCTACACCTAAGCCAAGCCCATCTACATTTGCTCAGAAGTCAGCAGCAGCCGAGGCTGAACTAAAGAAGTTAATGCAGGGTGGAAAAGTTAAAGACATCAACAAGACCAAAGACAGCCTTATGAAGAAGTATGGCGTGCGACCAAATGGGAGAACAAACTAATGAAAAAAGAAACAAAACCAAAGGTTAAGATTACTATCAAGGGCAGCACAAGCGGCGGGCCTTTTACTGGAAATACACTTAAGTTGAATCAGTATGGCCAGCCAAAAAAGTCCCACCCAAAGCAGCAAACAAAGAAGAAGTAAATGACAGACCCTAGGCTAAAGCGGGTAGGAGTGTCAGGCTTTAACAAGCCCAAGCGCACACCGAATCACCCCAAGAAGAGCCACGTAGTTGTGGCTAAAGAAGGCGATAAGGTCAAGACTATTCGCTTTGGTCAACAGGGCGTTACTGGCGACAGGAAGCCAACAGCCCGTCAAGCATCATTCAAGGCACGTCACGCTAAGAACATTGCTAAGGGTAAAATGAGTGCCGCATATTGGGCAGATAAGGTGAAGTGGTAATGCCAAAGAAAGTAGCATTCTGGGATAAGAAGAACCCTAAAAAGAAATCAACTCCATTGACTCCAGCACAGAAGGCTAGGGCTAAGGCAATGGCTAAGAAGGCTGGAAGACCTTATCCAAATCTAATAGACAACGCAGCAGCAAAGAGAACATAACAAAGGTGGGGACAATGCAAGAAACAGTAGCAATCGCTTGGTGCGATAACGGTATGGTAGATGGAAAGTTTATGCAGGGAGTTACAGATGTAATACTTAAATCTGGACTCACCTTTGAATCTACCTATCGCTCACAGGGTAATCAAATTGCCCGTCAACGTGAGAAAGTTATTAACTATTGGTACGACCAGAACAAAGCAGACTGGCTACTATGGGTTGATTCAGATGTAGTCATTAGTCCAGAAGGATTCTTGAAACTTTGGAATCAAAAGGACAAAGATGAACGCCCAATAATGACTGGCGTTTACTTTACTACCGACAACCCAGAGGAACCACTGATGGTTCCAATGCCTACAATCTTTAACTTTATAGAGGGAGATGAAGGTGGCTTTGGATTAACAAGAGTCCACCCACTTCCTAAAGACAAACTGATTCAGGTCAGCGCAGCAGGTATGGGATATGTCTTGATGCACCGAAGCGTAGTTGACAGGATTAGAAAAGAATTACCTGATGCCCAGTTCTTTATGGAGATGGGTAGAGGGACAAAGTTTATTGGTGAGGACATTTACTTCTTCGCATTATGCGAGAAAGCAGGAGTCCCACTCTGGTGTGACACAAGCGTAACTGCTCCACATATGAAGCGGTTCTCTTTTGATGAACACTATTACAACGCTATGACCAAAAGGAGATAACTATGCCAACTGGCAAAGTCGGTAGCACATTAACAGCAGAGTTGAATAGGCTTGCTGGCATTACAGATATTACCAAGTATCAGGATGCCCAAGGTGCTGCAAACGTCTGGGCTGGTACAAGTGGCAAGGCCATCATTGGTGCACTTAATTACAAGGCAAGTTCATCACGTCAGCCTAACGCCTTCAAGGGACTTAACGCTGTCTGTAATGAGATTGCTGGAACTACAGGATTAGAAGCAGTCACAGCCCTAAGGAGCATCAACGTATGACAACTACTCTTGCCAATATGATTGACGAAGTTCTCATCAACCTCTCTGGCTACACCTTTCAGCAGGACAGGGCTACACACTTAACTGCTCCTGTTACCACAACAACATCAACAGGTGCATCTCCACTTATCCTAAGCCTTGGGTCTACCGACTCTGTAGGTAAGGGTGCTGTTGAGATTGACGAAGAACTTCTTTGGGTAGATTCATTTGACCGTGTTGCCAACACAGCAACAGTATCTCCTTATGGTCGTGGCTACCTAGGCACAACTGCCGCCACTCACTTGCTAGATGCAAAGGTAACCATTGCTCCTACCTTCCCACGCTTTAGCATTAAGCGAGCAATCAACGACACCATTCGCTCCCTCGGAGCAAGCATCTTTGCAGTCAAGAGCACATCGTTTGTATTCAACGCTGCACAGTCAACTTACGGTTTTAACAATCTTGACATCAAGAATATCCTTACAGTTTCTTGGGAAGACATTGGACCATCAAAGGAGTGGCGACCAATCCGTCGCTGGGACTTTGACTCAACAGCAGATGCCACAGCCTGGGGTGCTGGCGCACAAACAATTACACTAGGTGAGGCTCCTATCTCAGGACGCACAGTTCGTGTGGTCTATGCTGCTGACCCAGCACCATTTACTGCTAACACAGATGTATATACAACAAAGACAGGACTACCTGAGTCAACAAGAGATGTAGTAATCCTAGGCGCAGCCTATCGTTTGCTTACATTCCTTGACCCAGCACGTGCCTCACAGGTTAGCCCACAGGCTGACGAGACAGATAGCAAGCGTCCATACGGTGCATCACAGAGTGCAACTAAGCAACTCTACGCATTGTATACACAACGTCTTAATGAAGAAACACAATCGCAACAGCAGAACTATCCCCCACGAGTTCACTTCTCCCGCCGATAAGGACCGTCAATGACAACACGTAAATACTCATCTCGCTCGCAGCAGACAACTCTGACTGCGCCTCTTACATCAAATGCTACAACGATGTCTGTCGTATCTGGCTCTGCTCTTATGGGTGGAAAGACTCTTACAGGCACACAGACTTACACAGTTGTTATTGACCCAGATACAGCCCTTGAAGAAATTGTAGATGTAACGCTCTACTCATCTGGAAACACAATTACCATTACTCGCAACATTGATGGTTCAACTGGTCAGGCACACTCTGCTGGTGCAGTGGTTCGTCATATGGCAATTGGTAGAGATTACCAAGAAGCCAATGACCACATTGAAGCAGTAACAGGACACGGCGCAACTGGTGCAGTAGTTGGTACAACTAACACCCAGACCCTGACTAACAAGACTCTTACCTCTCCAATACTAACTACACCAGCACTTGGCACTCCAGCCTCTGGCGTAATGACAAACGTAACTGGGCTTCCGCTAACAACTGGCGTAACTGGAACTCTTCCAGTAGCAAATGGTGGAACTGGTATTACTTCACTTGGAACTGGTATTGCTACATTCCTTGGAACCCCATCAAGTGCAAATCTTGCTGCGGCACTAACAGATGAAACTGGTAGCGGAGCAAATGTATTTGCTACTAGCCCAACCATTGCCAGCCCAACCATTACTGGTACTGGTGCTATCGCAGGTACGTTTACAGGTAACCTTACTGGTAACGTAACTGGTAACCTAACAGGCAATGTAACAGGTAATGTAACTGGCTCATCTGGTTCCACCACAGGTAATGCAGCAACAGCCACAGCACTTGCTACAGGTCGTACAATCAGTCTTACAGGAGATGTAACTGGTACTTCTGCATCATTTGATGGAACTGGTAATGCGAGCATTACAGCAGCCATTGCTGCTAACAGCATCGTCAATGATGACATCAATGCTTCTGCTGCTATTGCATTATCCAAGTTAGCCACAGACCCATTGGCTCGTGCCAACCACACAGGCACACAGGCTGCCTCAACTATTTCAGACTTTGATACACAGGTTCGTACATCTCGTCTTGACCAGATGGCAGCACCTACAGGTTCTGTTTCTGCTAATAGCCAGAAGATTACAAACCTAGGAACACCTACATCTAACACAGATGCTTCTACCAAGGCTTACGTAGATACCTCTATCGCCAACCTTATTGATGGTGCTCCATCTACCCTTGACACACTTAACGAGATTGCTGCAGCGTTGGCTGATAACGCATCATTCTCTGACACAGTAGTACTCAAGTCTGGTAGCACAATGACTGGTCCTCTTGCAATGGGAACCAATAAGATTACTGGTCTTGGTGACCCAACCAACGCACAAGATGCAGCCACTAAGAACTACATTGACACAGCAGTCCTTGCTCCTAGCAACTTGACTGGTCCAATTACTTCTGTAGGAAATGTTACATCTATCGCCTCACAGACTGGTACGGGTAGCAAGTTTGTAGTGGATAACACACCAACTCTTATTACTCCCGTACTAGGCGTAGCGACTGCTACATCCATCAACGGTACGACTATTCCAACTAGCAAGACTTTGGTGGCTACAGACTCAACTCAATATGTAGTTCCTAGCCAAAGTGGTAACGCTGGAAAATACTTAACCACAGATGGAACAACTTCATCTTGGGGAACAATAGACACATCCGCCTACGCTGACGCTATAATGAGCGTTATGGGCGCCTACTAAGAAAGGTACAGTTAATAATGGCTGTAACATCCAAAGCGCTTTTTAGAGGCGCAGCAACAACAACACTGACCACAACTTTATATACGGTTCCATCTGCTACAACAACAGTGGTAACCAACATTGTAGTTACAAATACAGCAGCATCTGCAGCAACATTTGACCTATCACTTAACGGTGTCAAACTTGCTGATACAACCTCAATAGCGGCTGATTCAATTGCTACCTTTGATATTAAGCAGGTAATAAATGCTACTCAAACAATTCAAGGTGGAGCATCGGCAACAACAGTTAATTTTCATATTAGCGGAGTGGAGATAGCATAATGGCAATTTCAGTTTTTCCAGCACCAGCAACAGGTGGTAGTAGTGTTGCAGCATTTGCTGCAAGTATAGCAGCAAAGAATACAACTTATGTGCATACAAGTAATTTTGAGGCTGGGGTCTACACTCTAACTTGTGCCCCAACAAGCACAGATGTAACTGCTGTTTTTGTTGATGGCTCTAGTGTTTTGTCAACGCAATTAACTGTTTCTGGAACTATTAGTTTTACCCTTGCAACTCCTGCAACAAAAGTTTCTATAACAGCAAAAAATAATGCAACCGTATTTCCAACAATTGTTACGATACAAAAAACCGCAAACCCATTGACATCGGTTGATGCTGGTAGTGGAACTCTCGATACAATTAACGCCACTGGTACCTACAACCAAACTGGTGTGTTATCTGTTTTAGCAATAAGTGGTGGATTTTGTGGTGCTCCTGGCGGAGTAGGATATACAGGCGGCGCCGCTGGAGGTGCTCCAGGAAATATCGCAATGGGCACTGTAGTAACCAACACAGCAACTACCGTTACTGTCGGAGCCAAAGGAGTCGCTAGAAATACCATAGGCGGAAGCGACACAGCACCAACAAATAGTTCTTTTGGAAATCTTGTAGATTCAACAAATACTTCCAGTTTTATAACACGAGGTGCTGGTGGTGGCGGTGGTGGTGTAAATAATAGCGGTGGCGGTGGAACCGCAAATCAAACTTTTGTTTCTTGGAATACCAATGGTACATCAGGTGGTGGTGGTGGTAGTGCTGGGATTGGCGTTGGGGCAGTAGAGAATGCAAGAGGCCCTGGGGCTGGCTCTGGGATAGGAGCAGGCGGAAGAGGCGGAATGGCTAACAGTGGTACCAATACTGGCACACCTATCGCAGCAGGAGGCGATGCAACGGGTAAAGGCGCTGGTGGTGGCGCTGGACCTACAGTAGGCAATGGCGCTGCTAATGACCCACTTAGACTAGGTGGAGATGGTAGTGATGGTGTAATTTACGTTCTGAGAGGATTCTAAGGTGGAAAAAAGAATTGCATTACTCAACGATGGCGTTGTTTTTAATATAGTTGTTGCGTTTTCTGCGGAAGAAATGGCAACTTTATTTAACTGCGAAGCCATAGAAGTTACCGATGAAACCACCCAGGCTCATATTGGATATGGATTTGTTGATGGAGTTTTTGAACAACCACCTTATGTTGAGCCAGAACTGGATATTGTTGAAGAACCTGTTATAATTGAGTGAGAAGTCATTTAATTTATAGTTAGGAAAAAGTATGAAAATAACTTTTACTTCTTCAATAGTTGACCCAACGCTACCTGAACCAGTTCCAGCATCAAAAAAAATGCCAGAATGGTACAAGTCTATACCTCGCTACATTGGTGGTAAGAAAAAACCTCCTATGGATTCAAGTAGTACCACTGGAACTATAAAAACCTGTATGCCAGTTCTTGATGTAATGACAAGTGGATACCTTATCCTAAGTTCTGCTGATGTTTTTATCCGAAAAACAGATGAAGGAAGATATTACAATTGGTCTGACTATGATTTGATAACATTTCATAGTCAGAACCAAGTAACTGGGTATCCAAAATTAGAAGCAAAGATGAAATTAGAAAGCGTCCCAAAGTTTGCAAATCATTGGATAGTGCAAACTCCAAAAAACTATTCGTGCTTATTTGTGACGCCATTTCATCACGACCTTCCATTTACAATACTTCCTGCAATTGTTGATACGGATTCTTATTTTAATACTGTCAATTTTCCTTTCTTGCCTGACCCCGAATTTGAAGGATTGATACCTAAGGGAACCCCTATTGCCCAAGTTATACCATTCAAAAGAGAAAATTGGGAAATGTCAATAGGGCACCTTAAGGATTCAAAAGATTTACAAAATAATTGGCTTAAGGTTACAAGGGGTATGGCTACGGAATTCTTTGACAGGTACAAAAGAAATCACTGGACAGCAAAGAGTTACAAATGAATATAAAAAATATAAACTTTCTTTGTGGACTCCCAAGAAGCGGTTCAACATTGTTGGCAACTCTACTAAATCAACATCCAAAGATTTATGCGTCGCCTCATTCAGGATTGCTTGGCGGTCTTTATGATATGCACCAGTCCTTTATTAACTCCGAGTCTGTAAAGTGGCAACTACGTACTGCTTTTTATCAACAAGCATTATGGACAATGCCACAAAATTTTTACAGCACAGTAAAAGAAGATGTTGTTTTTGATAAACAATTCGGCTGGAGCATTCCCGACAACTTTGAACTAGCCTTAAAGATTTCTACTCACCCTAGATTTATTGTTTGTCATAGACCAATACTAGAAGTTCTCGCTTCTTTTGTTTCAAAGTCTGCTAATAATCCAAACTTTTACTTAAACAAAGAATTGGAATCTTCTGGTTTCTATGCAAAACATTACTTAAGTAAAAATGATGCGATGGCAGAATACTTAATGTATGGCCACGATTTAATTCCTAGGTCAATACTTGGCTTAGCCAACGCTAAGAAAAATGAAGATTCTGGAATGTTTAAGTTTGTATCATACGATGACTTAGTTGCAAACCCAGTAAAAGAAATGTCTAGTATCTTTGACTTCCTTGGATTAGAACCCTGTGAACTTGAAATAGATAATATGGAACAAGTATTTCATTACAATGATTCCGTTACTCTTGGCATAGAAGATTTTCACAAGGTCCGACCAACTGTTAAAAAAGAATCACCTAAGCCTGAAGATTATTTTAGCGACTTCATACTTCAAAAATATGCAAACGCTTTAGAACCAATAGGTTTTTAATTAAATGAAAAAGATAATTTTTATTCCATCAAGTAATGAAACTGAACTTCTTATAGAACCACCAGTTCCTGCAAAAAAGTCGGTGCCAGATTGGTATAAAGAAAGTCCTGCGTTTAATTCAAATGACTACAATAAAAATGTACTCAAGCAATGTATGCCATTTTTTGATGCGACTATTAGTGGTTACATTCAACGAACTTGGACAGATATTTACATAGGGTTCAAAGACGGCAATCTTTCTTTTGATAGTGCTGGTGAACAAGAAATGCTTGGACATCGAGAGAATCCTAGTTTGCCAGTTAACGACAGTTATTATCCAGTTGAGTTTATTTGGAAAAGAAAGTGGTCTGTAAAACTTCCAGAGGGTTACAGTATGTTAGTAACTCACCCACACAACCGCCTTGACCTTCCGTTTACAACTCTGTCTGGAGTTGTTGATAGTGACTTATTTCACCATACTCCAGTAGGTAGTATTCCTTTCTATATCCACAAGGGCTTTACGGGAATCATTCCAGTTGGCACTCCGATGTACCAAATCATTCCTATCAAAAGAGATAGTTGGCAGGGTGAGGTAGAAAAATATAATGAGTCAGATACATTGCAAAAAAATAATATAATGCGTCGTAGATTCTACGGTTCTTACCGTGATATGTTTTGGAAAAAGAAAACCTACAATTAAAAATACAACAACTAAAGGGACCCACTTCGGTGGGTCTTTTTATTTAAGGGAGGTACGCCTTGGCTGGCAGAGATATTACCGAAGGTCGTGGAGATAGACGCGGACCCACAAATGATGACCCATCGTTTGGTCGCTCTATTGCGATTGATGTAGGTGTAGTTGCATCTACTGCCATCTGGCAGAACACCGATATGTCTTACGACGTAGCAATTGGTGGACTCCCATTCATCTATGCAATCAATGACTCACGCCCTTATGTGCGTCAGACAGCACCATTTCGTAAGGACCAGTTCGACAATGGCACTGAGCCAGGAGAACAATCACTTACTGGTTGGTGGATTCGTAGTCAGATGTCATTCCACTCTGGTTCAGGTATTAAGTTCTTTGACCCTGCAACTACCGATGAGAATGGACACTATCGCTTTGCTGACAGCAAGGGCATAGATGTCTGGACTAAGGGTGAGGCTACCCTGCTTAAGGCTGTAACCCCAGGACACATCACCACAGAATCTCTACAACCTAATGGTCGTGCTTGGCAGTTTACCAGGTCTATCAAATGGAACAATACTCCAGGCATACTTGTGCACGATGGATATGATGTAGATAAGATTGATAACACTGGTACAGAGACGCACTTTATTAACTATAACGCTGGAACAGATAAGCCAGTCCACGCCATCTGCGATGACGGAACTACTGCATTTTGGATTACCAATACAGCAACAAAGAAAACCGTATACAAGAAGCCGTTGACTGGTTCTTCTGCGGATGTTTCAGATATAGTAACAATGGTTGATGAGACAGGCTTAATATCTAACGCTGTAATGGAATATGTAAAAGAGCGTATCGTTCTATGTGCTGACAACAAGGTGTATGAACTATCGTCATCATCAACTGGTGCATTGCCAAGCCCAATCTTTACACACCCTTCATCATCACACGTATTCACAAGCATCGCTGCCTCTGGCACCGCAATTTATGTTGCTGGATACAATGGCATTCAGTCAACCATTATGCGCTTTGTTCTTGGTAGCAACGGTACGCTTCCAACCCTTACCTCAGCAATTGTATCTGCCGAACTACCAGTAGGTGAAGTAGTCCATAAGATTTACTACTACCTTGGCTATATGATGATTGGCACAAACAAGGGTGTACGTGCTGCAGCGGTATCTGACCAGGATGGTTCAATCAATTATGGTCCACTTATCGTAGAAACATCCCAGCCCTGCTATGACTTTGCTGCTCGTGACCATTATATCTGGTGTGCAACCAGCGTAGCGGGTGAACCTGGAGTTATCCGCATTGACCTTAGCAACGAACTAGAAACGCTACGCTTTGCCTGGGCTAACGATGTCTACTACGGCAGCGTCACTGGGCGTTACACAACATCTTGTGCATTCTTAAATGGAACTGATCAACTGGCATTTACTAGCCAAGGGTTGACAAAGGGCACCTTGATTACTAACAAGGCACTGACATCTGATGTTGCAACCTTGACTACATCTACAGCACACGGCCTAGCCGTAGGTGATGTGGTATGGATTGAAGGAGTTGATTCAACATTTAACTCAACGACTGCAACATACACGGTGGCATCAGTGCCTACAACCACAACATTTACTTATGCTAAGACCGCTAGTAACGTGGCATCTACAGCAGTATCTTCATCAACTGCCCGTGTTCAGTCACCTGGTGCAATCTACCTAGAATCAGCAACAGAGTTGATTACCAATGGATACATCACCACAGGCAACATCCGCTATGGAACTCTTGAGCCTAAGAACTTCAAGCGTCTCCTTGGACGTGGTGACTTTACCTATGGCTCAATGACACTTGAGACTGTAGATAAGAACGGCGTTGAGTATGACCACATCTCATACGATGCAAGCATCAACCCTATTGAGGTAGGTACATCCAACCCCGCTACTGCTCAAGAGTATGTAGCATTTAAGTTTATTATGTATCGTGATAGCACAACCAACAGCAGAGGCCCTGTGTTTAAGGGCTATCAGGCTAAGGCAACCATCGCTACACCACGCCAGCGTGTCATTCAATTTCCTGTCTATTGTTTTGATTTAGAGACAGACAGATACAACGTAGTTACAGGCTACGAAGGTAGAGCAATGAACAGAATCCAACTCCTTGAAGACATTGAGGAATCTGGAGACGTAGTAACTTGGCAAGACCTTACCACTGGTGAGTCACGTCAGGCAGTAATTGAACAAGTATCATTCACTCGTGGTACCCCACCAGATAAAGGATTCTCTGGATTCGGCGGTATTGTTCAGATAACGATTAGGACTGTGTAATGGCTGCATCAGAATGGGCAGCATTTGCTGTCGCACTAATGACAATAACAGTTGGGTTTGCTGGCTTTGTGAAGTGGCTTGTTAAGCACTATCTATCAGAGTTAAAACCAAATGGGGGCGGTTCCGTGAAAGACCAAGTGAACCGATTGGAAACACGAGTTGACCAAATCTATATCCTCCTCTGCGAGAAGGAAAGCAAGTAAGTTCGGCGTACTATTTATTTTAATTGGAACTACATTTATATTCTATCCCCAAGCCAATGCAGCCACAGCCTATACGGATGTAACCTGCGCTACACAGGATGGAACTCAGCAGACATATCAAATTGGATGGGATAATTCTCAGCAATTTTTTGCTAACAGAGGTTATATCCCTAGGTTATTTTGTGAGGGCGGCTATGCACCACCAGGATTCAATGTTTACGTTAGTGATAATCTTTCTGATAGTACTCTTGGTTACTACAATGGCGTAGTTCCTACCCCTGTTGTAAGTCCCAATCCTGAGACTCAGACCGCAACTTCTGAGACTCCAACTGTTGATTCAGAAACTTCAACTGCTCCTTCGCCTGAACCGACTCCCTCTCCAAGTCCTTCAGTAGAAGATTCTCAGACTGTAGTTGTTGATACTGAGACAGCCAGTGTTGAGACATCAACATCCACGAACGACTCCCAGACTTCAACTTCCGAATCTGTAACACCTGTGCTACCAGAAGAAACATCAACGGTAGATACCCAAACAGTAGAATCAAATCCAACACCTGTTGTTACTCCTCTTCCCGAGCCAGTACCAGTAGTACAGCCAGACCCAATAGTGGTACCAGAACCAGTACCAGTGCCAGAACCATTACCTGAACCTACTCCAGAACCAGAACCTGAGCCTGAGGAAGAACCCACGCCTGAAGAAGTGGAAGAACCTACCCCTGAGATTCCTGAAGTAGATGAACCAGTTGTAGAAGAACCAGTGGTTGAGGAACCTATTACTGAGGAGCCTGTTATCACGGAGCCTGAGGTCATTGACGAACCAGAGGTACTTGAGCCTGAGGTTATACCTGCAGAGGAAGAGCCTACGGAAGAACCTATTCAACCTGAACCTCCATTCGTAGAACCAACACAACCAGAAATTGTAGTCCTCAATGATACGACAGACCTTTCATCACTAGCACCAGACACGCCAGTAGAACTGGCCAATGGTGTAGTGCTTACGGCTGAAGTTGTCATAGCACTTCAACTATTTGAAAACCCAGCAGAACTTTTAGCAGAGATATTCACCGACCCTGGACAAGTCTTAATAGCCCTCGGAAACATCGGTGCAGATATGTCACCTGAGGTACGTGAGCAGTCAGAGAAGGTAATTATCGCTGCAGTAATTGCAGGAAACATAGCCACCCAAGCAGCAGCATCTGCTGCCCTCGCAGCGTACAGGAGAAACATATGAAGAAGTTCATCTCAGATATTGCCAACCAACTATGGACACTCTTAGGAATGTTCGTAGCCTGGGTGGTATTAGAAGGTTCGGCTAAGACGGTGGTGGGCTACGCAATCATTGCAACCCTTGCAGTCTGGTCTATCACACTCAACATCCGAAATATGAAGGACGAATAATGGACACACTGAAGAATGTAATGATGAGAATTTTTGCTGTCATCGCAGCAGAATCTCTTGGAGTTATCGGTGCAGGTTCCCTTGTTGGAATTGAAGTATGGCAAGCAGCAGTACTGGCTGGCGCCCTTGGTGCAGCACGTGTACTTGAAGCACTTGCTCGCTTCTACCTAGCAGACGGAAGCCTGACATCAGAAGAAATCAACGCAGCCTTTGCAAAGGTTGACAAGAAAGCGAGCGAGTAAATGGGACAAAGACTAAACTTCATCAAGGTAGCCGAAGGCGAACTAGGTGTAATTGAAGGTCCGAAGGACAATGAAACAAAGTACGGCGCATTTACAAAAGCAAACTTCCTACCTTGGTGCGGTTCTTTTGTCAACTGGTGTGCTAATGAAGTGGGCTTGAAGATTCCTAACTGTGTATCTACGGTGGCAGGAGCCACAGCCTTTATGAAGAAGGGCCAATGGGAGAAGGCAGAAGAAGCAATTCCTCTACCAGGCGACGTTGTGTTCTTTGATTTCCCGAACGATGGCGTTGACCGTATCTCCCATATTGGGATTGTGGTCAAGGACAACGGAGACGGAACGGTTACCTGTATCGAAGGCAACACTGCCCCAGATAAGAAGGGTGACCAGCGCAACGGAGGCCAAGTCTGCCTCAAGGTGCGTGCCTACAAGAAGAAGAATGGCTCCAAACTACGCAGGTCACAGGCTGTGACAGTCGTAGGATTTGGCAAGCCAGTCTTTAAGTCATAAGGAGAAAAATGAATACAACTAAACTCGTAGCAATGGCAACAACCTATGCACGTGCAGCAGTCCCAGCAGTGGTGGCTATGTACGCAGCAGGGGTAACAGACCCAAAGGTATTGGCATATGCTTTCGCCTCTGCCTTTATTGCTCCACTCTGGAAGGCACTAGACCCTAAGGCCAAGGAATTTGGCGTAGGAAGCAAGTAGTAAACACCCTCATATAGGCCCCTAGCAGGGCCATAGAGACACGAGACCCTCAGGTCATAGGTAATCCTATGGCTTGGGGGTCTTTTTCTTATTTCTTTTGAATCCAAACTTGGTAGCCCTGGCTCAGTAGGACATACTCACCCTGCTTCTCTTCAAGGAATCTATCTATAGCAATCTGTGGTCGAAGGGATGGGTGAACATCGTGACCCCAAAGGTAATCATCAAAGGCAAGGATGCCTTCGGACTTGAGCAGTGGCCAAGCACCAATGGCGTCGGCGTAAACGGCTTTCTCTGTATGGTCACCGTCTATGTAGATGAAGTCCCACTCTGTCTTGTTGCTTGCTAGAAAGTTCTCGCTGGTGTTTCTTACCGAACGTACATTGGGGTAAGGTTCCATACGTTTCTTGTAGAACTCATACACCTCGCTGAAGTCCATAGCCATATGCTCACGCTCATCGCTACCTTCCCAAGTATCTACATCAAGCAAGATAGATGACTGGTCAGTGAGGATGTTGGTCAGTAGCCACTCGCTGGCATCGCCAGTGTATGTTCCTATCTGTAGGAACTTGAGGTTAGGCTTGTCCTTAAACCTGGTCAGGTGATTCTCAAAGTTATACCTCTGGCTATCAAACCAGTTGGGATAGTTCGGCGTGTCGTTTTCCATTAAGTGTCCTGTCTGTGTATACTTAGTTATATAATAACATATAAATAATATATAGGCGCGAAGCGCCTTATATAATATATATAATTATTATTATATACCATAATAGATTTAGATAGTACCCTTGTTTTAAGTACCCTCCTGTCCTTGACAGGGGTACTATCTAACAACTACTAGACGGAGGATAAAATGCGTAACCCATTTAAGAAACAAATTAAGACAGAGACTCTTGACTCCTTGATTGGAATTCTGATTCTTGAGATTGATGAAATAACAGAATTGATTGAAGAACTTCGCAAAGACCTTGATGACCTGACCGACTTTGTAGAAGACCACCTTGATTAAGTTAGATGATTACACCTTACCTGAGCACATCAGTTACTCAGCGTTCACAACCTATCTGACTTGCGGTTATCAGTACTACCTAGGCAGACTACTGCAGGTACCTGAGGAGCCAAGCATCTGGTCAGCAGGTGGACGTGCATTCCACTACGCAACGGAGTTGTACGACTATGACAACGAATGAACTATGGGCTAAGGCTTGGAAGAAAGAAACCGAAGGCTTAGACCTCAACACTGCACGACGTGCAGGACGTGCCACCAAGGACAATCCTAACAAAGAGGATGGTTTCTGGTGGGACACCAATGGTTCCATTTGGGTAGACAACTACATCAAGTGGCGCAAGAACAATCCTAACTGGAAAATCTGGACAACTCCACAAGGTGCACGTGCCATCGAACTGGAGTTGAACCCAGTTATCGCAGGTATACCAGTCAAGATGTTCATAGATAGAATCTTTGAGGTAGACGGTAAGTTAGTTATCGTTGACTTGAAGACATCACGTACACGCCCAACCTCTGACCTTCAGTTAGGCTTCTACAAAGTAGGAGTCGAACAGATGATAGGAGCAGAAGTCAATCTTGGAAACTACTGGATGTCTCGTGAGTCGGGGACAGGAGAGATGATTGACCTAAGTAGATATACGCTAGACACGCTTGAGTACTTTGTTGATGGCTTTGATAAAGCACGCAAGGCTGGTATATTTCTACCGAACCTA